GATTCCGGTAAAAACGCGTCTGCTAAGGCATTGTTTGATACAGCCAAGTTGCCGGAAAAATGGTTTAAGCGTATTGATGTAAATTCCGAAACATCTGTAGAAGACCAAATTAAGGAACTCCAAGAAGAATATAAGGAAATTCGCCAAAGCGCAATATCCGATGAAGTAGAAGCAGGCAATTATCGCCCGTATGTAGCACAGCCAAAAGACCGGACAGAAAAGGAATGGTTGGAAATCATGAATAAAGATGAGGGTACTGGGGATTCCAACGGGGTTGCCAGTCTCGGTATTGATTAATAATTAATCCATTGTAGCTATGTTTTTTAAGAAAGAAAAAGAATTTCAGTACCATCCTGCGGTCATAAAAATGCTCGAGGATGTTGTCGGTGGCGGTACCATTGTTCGCGCTGATTTAAGAACTGCGATTTTTGATGGTATGCCATTGGACGAATTGCCGCCATATTGTGTTGTCGGCAAAGATGAAAATGGAGGGTATCGTGTAATCAAGACTGCTTTGGTTACAGAAGCCTTGGAAGCAGAGGGAACGACTGTGAAAGTCAATAAAAGCCATCTGTTCGCTGTTGGGGATTTTGTTACTGTTGGAGGGGACTTGAAAGGTGCATCCGATAGAATTATAGCCATAGATAAGAGTAATGCCGGATATGATGT